GTTTTATCAGATAAAGCTAAGGCGGTGCAAGATGCCAACAGAGTTAAGAGGCGCTATTGAAGCGCGCAAGGCATTACGCAAGTTTACGCCGGACTTATCTAAAGAGTTACAAAAAGAAATGGCAGCCCTACTAAAACCTATAGTTACAGTTGCCCGCGGTTTTATACCTGCTACCGTTTTAAGCGGCTGGAGTAAGGCAGAGGCTAGCGATACTAAATATAGACAGTTTCCTAGATTTGATGCAGCTGCCGCTAGGAGAGGCATAGGTTATAGGACAGCGCCTAGTAAAGTTAATAGGAGCGGGTTTAGAGCTTTAGCCCGTATAGCTAACGTAAGCGCTGCTGGTGCTATCTATGAAACGTCCGGGCGGCTAAACCCACAAGGCAGACCACAAGGGCCTGTAGTAGACCGTTACCTAAATGGCGTTTATGATAAAACTACACATACCGGTAAGCAATACTCACAAAGCCTAAACCCTAACGCGGGTAAACAGTTTATAGATGCCCTAGATGCCACAGGTAAAATAGTAGATGCCAATAACCAAACAGGAGCGGGGCGTAGGTCTAGAAAGATGAGAGGCCGGGCTATCTATAGAGCGTGGGCTGAGGACGGCGGCAAGACTAATGCAGCTGTAATTAAAGCTATAGAAAAGACCAAAATTATATTTAATAATAATTTTAAGGCGGCGGCATAATGGCTGTAGATCCACAAGTAGTAGTAAATATAGCTAGTGAGTTNACGGGCAAAAAAGCGTTTACACAGGCAGAAACGGCAACCAGTAAATTAAGTAAAAGTACAAAAAGTTTAGGTAAAACGTTAGTAAAAGCATTTAGCGTTACAGCTGTTTTAGCGTTTGGTAGGTCAGTAGCACGGGCTTTTAATGAGGCACAAAAAGAGGCTAAGTTATTAGAAAATACCCTTAATGCAGTTAATCTAGGTTTTGCCGCGCCCTTTATTAACCAGTACATAGATAAATTAGCTTTAGCTACAGGCAAGGCCGGCGGCGATTTAACCAATGCGTTTATAGCATTATCACAGGCTACGGGCGATGCAACCACAGCACAAAAACTATTACAGACGGCTTTAGATGTAAGCGCTGGAACAGGCAAAGATTTACAAAGCGTAAGCGTAGCTTTAGGCCGGGCGTTTAAGGGTGAAACTACAGCTTTAACTAGATTAAGAATTGGCTATAGCACAGCTGAGTTACAAGCTATGGACTTTAACGAATTGCTACAAGATTTACAGAATAAGTTTAGAGGTGCAGGCGCTAACGCTGCCGATACTTACGCAGGCAAACTAGCAAGAATAGGCCAAGCGGCAGATCTAGCTAAAGAAAAAATAGGTGAAGGTTTTATAGATAGCCTAGAGGAAAGCGGCGTAAGCGTTGAAGAGTTCCAAACAATGATTATAGATTTAGGCACACAGATAGGCAAGGCTTTAGGCAAGGCTGTTACAAGTTTTGAAAAGTTTGAGGCCAAAATAGAGGAACTAAAGAAAAACCCATTTCTAAAGTTATTGCTAAAAGGTTTAGATGCACTTGTAGGTTTAGATCCTATTACTGGCACAGCTGCCGATATGCAAGACAAGACAAACAAAGCCCGTAAAAAGGCAGCTGAGGCATACGCTAAAGAGCTAAATAACCGTGCAACGTTGCTAAAAATATCTAAGGCTGAGGCGCTGGCAAGTAAGAAAAAATTAGATGAACTTAAGAAAATGACTAAAGAAAAGAAAGACCAATTAGCCCTAGACAAAGCCGCCCTAGCTTTAGGCAAGGGTGAAAATATATTTGACCTAGATAAAATACAGGTGCAGGCAGCGTTATTAGCTAAGCAAGATGAAATAAACAAGCTAGGCGCAAACGCTACAGATCAACAAAAATTACAGCTAGCCAATGACTTAACCCGCCTATCTATTAAAAAAACTATGGCAGAGCTAGAGGAAGCTATAGCCGCTAAAGATGTAGAGGCTGCTACACGCCTTGCTAAAAAACTAAATATAGACTTAGCAATACTTGGCGCTTTGCAAGGGCAAGAGTTTAAGTTACAAGACATAAACGATATTTTAGAAAAGTTTAAGCCTAAAGCGCTTATAGATATACAAAACCTTAATGAAGCCTTAGCGCTGTTAATGAAAATGGCAGGGCTAAAGATATTGCCTATAGTGCCCGGTGCTGGTGCTGGAGCTGGAGCTGGAGCAGGCGGCGGTGGCGGTGGGGGCGGCGGTGGCGGCGGCGGCGGCGGTGGCGGTGGGGGCGGCGGCGGCGGTAATGGTGCAGGCGGCGGCGGTGGCTTTACAGTACAAAACCCATTTAACCCGGCGTCAGCTGCTACAACTACTAGCAAAATAGCAGAGGAAATAGCAACACTAACTAGCTTGCGTTTAGCTACTAGCACAGGTACGGGTATTAACTTTTTACTAAAAGAACAGATAGATACGCTTACAGATGCTATGAGTACTAACGCGCTAAATGCTCTAGGTGATGAGCAAGCAAGGCTAAGAGCTATGGGCATATTTGATACACCCGGCATAGGCCCGGGCTCTACCTTTGACCCTGCCCGTTTCCGTATGGCAGATAACATAACGGTAAACGTAAATGCAGGTGTAGTAGGTAGCGAGGACACAATAAGCCTAGCCGTACAAAGAGCTATATTAGATTTAGAGCGCAAGGGCGACCCGTTGCGTTACACCGGTGGGCTATGACCCTGCCAGTAATAAACGCTATTATTAACTTTAGTACTGGCCCTAGTTTTGCCCAAGCTATGATCTTAGGTGAGGGCATCTTAGATACAAACATACTAAGCGATAGCGCGGCTGTAATTGTAGATGTGTCTGACGTAGTAGATAGCATACAAACTAACAGAGGCCGTAACCCACAGGCCGACCAATTCCAAACAGGTACATTAACTTTAAGAATAGTAGACCAAAACGGTGATTTTAACCCACAAAACCCTAGCGGCCCTTATTTTGGCTTGCTAGATCCAATGCGTAAGGTAGCTATATCGGCTACCTATAACAGCGTTACTTATCCTATATTTAGCGGCTTTATTACTAGCTATAACACTACTACGCCTAAAAATGCGTTAGACGTTGTTTATACCACAATAACGGCGGTAGATGCGTTTAGACTTGCCCAAAATGCACAAATAGCTACAGTAGCAGGGGCTAGCGCGGGCGATTTATCNGGNACNCGCATTAACCAGATATTAGACCAGATAGGCTGGCCTACGTCTATGCGTGATGTAGATGCCGGGCTAACTACGCTACAAACAGACCCCGGCACAGCCCGTACCAGCCTTGCAGCTATGCAGACAGTTACCCTAAGTGAGTATGGGGCGCTTTATGTAGATGCTACCGGCTCATTTGTATTTCAAGATAGAAACGTAACCACGGCTAGCATAGGCGGCACACCCACCGTGTTTAACGATAACGGCACAAATATAGGCTATTTTGATGCTATATGGCGTTTAGATGATACGTTGGTATTTAACGCAGCCAGCATTACCCGTACCGGCGGCACTACGCAGTTAGCAATAGATCAAGCAAGCATAGATAAATACTTTACACACAGCTATAACCAGCAAAACTTACTAATGCAGACAGATGCCGTAGCCCTAGATTACGCGCAAGCCTATGTAGCTAGCAGAAAAGAAACGTCTATTAGATGTGATGCCATTACCCTAGATTTATACACAGATAACTATAATGCCGGCATAATTGCCGCCCTAGACCTAGATTTTTTTGACCCTATAACTATTACTACAAACCAGCCCGGATCATCTACTTTAACTAAGACTTTGCAGGTGTTTGGCGTAGCTATGGCAATTACACCTAACAGCTGGAAAGCGACACTAACTACACTAGAGCCGATAATAGACGGCTTTATACTAGACTCAAGCCTATACGGGGTGCTGGACACCGGCGTGTTAGCTTACTAAGGGGGAACAATGGCCAAACAAACGTTTACTACGGGCCAAGTGCTAACCGCTGCTCAAATGACCGACCTACAACAAACGGCTATGACGGGCGGAGCGGCTAGCACAAAGACCGTTAGTTATGTATTACTGGCGGCAGATGCCGGCACGCGCGTAGCTATGAACGCCGCCGGCTCTACGACAATAACAGTAAACACCGGGTTATTTAGCGCGGGCGATACGGTAAGCATACAAAATATAGGCGCAGGTGTTTGTACTGTTACAGCTGGCACGGCAACAGTAAATACGTCTGGCAGTTTAGTTTTAGCGCAATATCAAGGCGGCATTTTATATTTTACAAGCGCAAGCGCCGCTATTTTCTTTCAGTTTGCTACACCTGCAAGCGGTGATATAGAGGGTGTAACAGCTGGCACAGGTATTAGCGGCGGTGGCACTAGCGGCACAGTAACTATTACTAACTCTATGGCAACTGAGATTACAGCTAAAGCAGATTTAATCGTAGGTACAGGCAACGCTACCTTTGATAATTTACCAGTAGGAACTAATGGACACGTTTTAACGGCAGACTCAACAGTAAGCCCAACAGGCTTAAAATGGGCTGCGCCTGCTAGCGGTGGCGGTATGACTTTAATAGATACGATAACTTTAAGCGGCACTACGACTAGCATTACAGTTGCTAGCAATTCATACAAAAACTTAGTTTTAGTTTTTAGAGATGCTGCTCAAACTGGAAATACTAACTTAGGAATTAGAATAAATAATATAGANGGTGCAGACACCTATNTGAACAGAGTTAGCGGNTCAACAAATGGCAGCGCNTTTAATTACTCAACAAAAAATACTTTTATGGTATTAAACGCGGCTGGTGTTGATGGTTACGGCACAAACGTTATTAATGGTTCTGTTACTTTTTTTGATGCTAATTCAACAAAAAACAAGCTTATTTTTGGAGTTGTCGCTGGTAAGACAAGTGCTAATGCTTGGGGAAATATAATGAACTCTACGGCTGCCGTTGAAACTAGCGCAGTTATTAGCGATATTGATGTATGTTCTTTCGACACTTTTACATTATCAGGCACAGCACTACTATATGGAGTATCTTAAAATGACTAAACCTATAAAAAGAATACANAATACGGAAACTGGCGAAGTCATTGATAGAGAGATGACTAATGCAGAGTATGCTAAATATGAAAAAGATAATGAGTTGCAAGCAACGGAAAGAGCGGAAGCGCAACAGGCTAAAAAAGCAGCTGAGGCTAAACTTGCAACACTAGGTCTAAATGCAGATGACTTAAAGGCGTTAGGTTTGTAACTTGCTAACAAGCTATAACGGCTGGCCTGCCAGTAAAGACCCGGCAGAAATTGGCATAAACAGTTATGCAGTACCCGGCACTAATAGAAAACTTAGATGCGCTGAGGCTGTAGCACCTTTGCTAGTAGGTTTTGCCGCTGAGTTTCACGCGCTAATAGAGCCGATAGATGAGGGCGCTTTAGATGAGTGGGGCTACGCTTTCCGTATGGTACGCGGTACTACAGATAAATTAAGTTGCCATAGCAGCGGTACGGCTATAGATCTAAACGCCACTAAACACCCGCTAGCAGCTGTTGGCACTTTCCCGGCTGATAAAGTACCTATGATTAGAGCGCTAGCTAAAAAGTATGGCCTAACGTGGGGCGGTGATTACCGTAACCGNAAAGATGAAATGCANTTTGAGGTTAGTGTAAATGCTAAAAAAGCCGCTAAACTAATNGCAAAGTTAGGACAAGAAAATGCCAACTAGCGCGCAAGTAAACGTTACTACTACACGGNTAATTATCGTGCCAGAAACCCGTTTTGACCAAACCGCCATTATTCATAATTTAGGGGCAGGCGCTATTTATTTAGGCGGCCCAGATGTAACGGTAGAAAATGGGTATAAGTTAGATAATGGCGCTGTATTAACTGTGCCTGTAGGTGATTACGAAGCGCTATATGCCGTTGCCGCTGCCGGTACTCATACGGTAGGGGTACTCAAACAAATAAACTAAGGGCATTTAGGAGCAAAAATGGACAAGAAAAAACTAGAGGCGGCTGCGTGGAGCTATGGGCGCGCTGCTCTAGCAAGCGTTGCAGCTTTATACATATCCGGTATAACAGACCCTAAAGTATTGGCTAATGCCTTTCTAGCCGGTCTTGTTGGCCCATTATTTAAGGCCTTACAGCCTAATGAAAAACAGTTTGGCGTAGGATCTAAGTAATGAGCCAAGCCCAAACCCTATTAGCTCTAACGCTAGGACTTTGTAGCCTTGCAGCTGTAGGGCTTGGGCTAGTACGCCATTTAGTTAAGCATTATTTAAGTGAGTTATTACCAGACGGTAACGGCGGGCATAACCTTAGAGGCCGGGTTGAGCGTATAGAGGCCCGGGTAGACCGTATTTATGAAATGCTTTTAGAGGACAAGTTAAGCCGCTAGCGTGTCGCGTTGCCTTATGTCGGTGTTAGGGCTCATACTTTTACTACACGCTGAGAGGGCTACTTAGTGTAGTTCTATCAGCCTAAACAAAGGGTGAAATATGTTAGCTGATATAGCAGTAATTACTTTAACCGTACTCATCGTAGGCCTGTTTATGCTAGCTGCCTACCGTACGGGTTACCGTGAGGGCCACGGCGACGGTTATTTAAGAGGGCGCAATATAGCTAAGGCGCTTAAAGAGGTAACTAAATGAGCTTTCTAGACGGGTACGAGGACGTAAACGCAAGAATTAAAAGAGCCCGTGCTGAGTTTCCCGGGTTACGTTTAATAGCCTACATAGAGGATATAGATCTAAAAAACGGTTATATCTTAATTAGAGCTGAGGCCTATAAAAACTACGAGGACGATAAGCCAAGCGCAGTAGATTATGCGCTAGAGGTTAGGTCAGACCGCGGCGTAAATGCTAATTTTTGGGTAGAAAACTGCGTAACGTCTGCCTATGGGCGTGTTATTGGCTTGCTTACCCCGGGCGGTGCAGGCAGGCCTACAAGGCAAGATATGGAAAAGGTAGAGGCCATACAAGCGCCATTACAGACACGCGGGGCAGGCGGGGCAGTACCTACCGCCGCTGAGTCAATTAGCGCCCTTAAAGCCAAGCTAGGGGCAGAGCCAATGCCAGAGCCGCCAATATGCAAACACGGGCATAGGGTTTTAATTGAGGGTTTATCTAATAAAACAGGCAAGCCCTATAAAGGTTATTTATGCCCGGATAAGGTCAAAGCTAAACAATGTGAGCCAATATGGCTAAGGCAATACGGCGATAAATGGCTAAGCCCTAATGATCACGCAGAGGTTTTATTAGAGGCAGGGCGTAACCTAGACCCTATAGCTGAGCGTGAGCCTGTACCTTATGACCTGTTAAGTGATGATGAAAAGGCGGCGCAACAATGAGCCGCTATTTGATGTATAAAAACATTATTAACGATATGCGACCTTGCCCAGACGGGCATTTACTTAACGTTTGCCCTAGCTGCATAGCGCATAAATTAGCCCAATTAGAGGCTAATAAGTGTTGGTATTGCAAAGAGGAGCGTATAACCCGTGAACTTACTTTACAGTTTTTAACGCATACTTTAGTGCATTTAGTTTGCCAAAGATGTGCAGATGCTTTACACCTAGAGCTATGCACCTTTAAGAGTAGCGATTACCAAATATGAATTACGGCTACTGTGCAGGGTGTAAAAGAAGCGCCTATTTACCTATAGATCTATACTGCGCGGCTTGTGAGCCAGAATTAGAGGCTGACCGTGCAACCGATTAAAGAAACCCAACAAAACCAAGACCGCCAAACTAGGTTGGCGGCGTACTTGATGACTAATTACCCGTGGATATTGACCCCTACGCCTAAGTTTTATTTTACTGATTACCACATAAATAAAATACAGGGCTTTGGGCGTGAAAACTACATAGGCGATTTAGAGGTTAAATGGGCTGATAGGCCTAGTAGCGAGCCTTATGCCGTGCCTTTTACCAAGATACAACAAATGCTAGCGCTGCCTTTGCACCGGGATCTACCAGACTCATACCACAGAATATTATTTAGGTTTGATGACGGTTTACTGATGCTAAATATAGAGATGCTGCGTGATTTAAGGCCTGTTTTATACACTTTGCCAGGAGTAGATGAGATAAAAAAACTCTATGTCTTTGTAAAGGCAGCTGATTATTTTCCATACTTTAAGCCAATAATTATTAGATAATGGGGTTAAAAACTATGCTTTATATAGAGGCTAAATGTAGACAATGCAAAACCGTTACTTTGCAGCTAGAGCGCGTAGTATCAGATCACCTGCCGCCAAACGTTAAATGCCTACAATGTACGCGATGTGGGTTACTAGATATAACGCTAGTAGACGTAAGTACGGCCCGGCAGGTACGCAATTAAGTTATCCACAAGGGCTAATAAACTGTGGACAACACGCCCAAGCCCCGCTCAAGTTATNCACATAATCGCTAAATGCTTGACCTATCGGGTACGCTGTCTGCGCGGAACGCAAGCCCCGGAGGGCGCTAGCTTGCGAACGCTGCGACAGCTAGGGCTACAGTTATGCCTATGTATAGGCTTGCTATCTTTACAGACCTTACCCGTAAAGGCTGATATAAATGCTATAGATGCCTACAAGATCTATGCTCATATTAAAATAGGTTCATATAAAGAGTTTGTATGTATTGAGAAGCTATGGACAAAGGAAAGTAATTGGCGGCCTAAAGCCAAGAATAAAAACAGTAGCGCTTATGGCATACCACAGCTGTTAAAGATGAAAGAAACAAACCCTTACAAACAGATAGACTTAGGGCTAAAGTACATAGATAACCACAGGATCTATAAAGGTGATGCGTGTAAAGCCTTACGNCATCATAATAAGAAAGGCTGGTACTAATGGCTATTATTATCTGTAAGCATTGTGGCTTGCCTAGTGATGAAAGCGAAATAATCTGGAGCAAACACAGAGATTATGAGGCTTGGTGCATACCTTGCGTAGAGGTTGAAGCTGAGGAGCTGTTTAAGCGTGTCTAAACGTGGCGACCCTAGAATAAACAGGGCTTATAGGTATAAGTTTAGAAACACAGTTTTAGCTAGAGATAACTTTGTATGCTATTACTGTGGAGCAGATGCAGACCAAGTAGATCACGTCATACCGGTAAGCAAAGCCCCAGAGCTAGTAATGAGCTTTGATAACGCTGTAGCCTGTTGCAAACGCTGTAACGTATCTAAAGGCAATAAGTCGCAGGGCGTTTTTTTAGCCAAGACGGCTACCCCCCCTGTCTTTTCTGCCAGTATTTCCCCGATAACGGCTATAAAGACCCAAAGCGGCCCTTGTTTGGGCCAACCTGCACAGCCCTTAGACTAATGACTAGCAAACCTAAACAGCCCTTACGGGGGCTAGTGCAACCACGCTTACATAACGTTTTGTTACAAGGGCCTACCCGGGGCGGTGAGGTTGCAGATCTGGCAGAGCGCATAGGCCTGCCCCTTTTACCGTGGCAGCGCTTTGTCTTAGACGATATGTTAACTATAGATAAAAATAAACAGTTTATCCGGCGTACAAACTTGGCAATATGCGCCCGGCAAAACGGCAAAACCCATTTAGCGCGTATGCGTATTTTAGCGGGCCTGTTTTTGTTTAATGAGCGTAACCACATAGTAATAAGCTCTGCTAGATCTATGGCCCTTACTACTTTTAGAGAAGTAGCTAACGCCATAGAGGATAGCCCGGAACTAAAAAAAGACCTTAAAAAAATACTTTACACAAACGGTAATGAGGCCATAATTCTAAAAAGCGGGGCTAGGTTAGATGTTAGAGCTGCTACCCGCGATAGCTCTAGAGGTGCTAGCGCTGATTTTCTATTTATAGATGAGCTACGGGAAATAGATCAAGAAGCCTA